CCCATCAGGCAACAAAATGTATGTCCCATCATCCTTTTCCTGTAGAGGGCATACGATCGGCATATCTGATTTCCAACTAGTACAGTAACCAGATACCACCATTCCTTTAAACGGATTTGATTCCGATGCATCCTTGATAAGCTTGATAAAAAGATTAGCTGAATGTTGATAACCTACAAGACTGTTTCCATCAAGCATTATCTCTCTACCAATTTGTTTAATTTGTGTTACTACTATATCCATTTAATCGCCTCCTACCGTTAGATATCATAATTCATATCAATAAACTTACCTTTCGTTTTCATAGTCACACCTAAAATAGAGTTTATACGGATATGATTGTCTTCATTAAGGTTTAAGAATATATCATCCTTGGTTATAGAAATCGATGGTCTTGATAACAAGTCGGTATTGTTGTCGAAAATACCAATTCTTATCAGATCTTCACTCATCGTGATTGCTGTATCTCCATTTTCTCCGAGCGTTATTTGACTGAACATCCCTACTTCATGGCTTAAATGTAAATTGCGACCGATATAAGCATCATAATTTGTTGTAAGATTTCCTTTAAATGTTCCCGATTCCACCGTTACGTTGCGCATTGTCGCATCTGCGCACTTCATGGTGCCATCTTCCATAACTGAGAAGTTATCGCCTATCATGATCCGGATACCTCTTAATGTTCCGGCTGTTATGAAATCAGCATTGAACTTCCCATCGATCGTCCATGCAGAATTATATGGTCCCTGCCATCCATTCTGACTGAAGGCTATACCTCCTAGATTCATCCTAATGCAATACTTCGCATTCTCTTTCGGTAATGCATCCAAAATATAGATCTCATTCTGTGTCTGGTAGATATATCCTTTCTCTGCCCATGCATTTATCAGCTTCGTTGCCATCTCCTGCGCCTGTTGCAGCACTGATCCTTTCAGTTTTTCACCATCGTTGCCAAGAATGGATATTGCATCATTCACCTTTCCTGTTATGGTTTGCGGTTCTGAAGACAATGTGATTTTGTTCTTCTCTGGTGAATCATGATACCTCTGCAGCTTGATCACCTTTTCAATGATCTCAGTGTGCCCGTCAATAATGACGTGTGCAATATCATACAGCCCCATCTTCAGGAAGCTGTACCTATCATCTGTTTCCGCAAGGTCATTGACCGTGACCTCAAAGGATAATACCGGATATGCCTGTTCCTTCAACTTCTTTTTCGCATCAGCAAGTAGGTTCTCCGGAATCGTATATCGTTCATCCTTCCATACAATCCAGATCGGATGCACCTTGCCTGCATATGCATTATCTTCAACGTAGGTCTTCCCTCCATTTATGGATGCAAAATTGACATAGCTGCCATCCTCGTTCTGCTTTCCATATGCGGTGATCCTGGTGGCAAAATCTTTTGAATTGCCTTTCATCGTAACGCTTTCCAGATTCAACTGTGGAGTGATGTAGATTCCTTTATCTACGACCTGTTCAGGGTCTTTCACAAAGATCTGTTTATCAAGTGTTCGGATCTCATATGTAACACTGAATATCTCTTGACATTTGAATAACACTTCATAATCAGACGCATCTTCCATCTCTAGGGTCCTTCGATAATCCCGTATACCTGCGTTTAAGATAGACCAGCCAGACGGTTTGATCGCTTCCAGAATCTCTGATAAGCTCTTAGTCTGGAATTTAGCCATATCCTTCGTGTTGAGATAAGGCTCGTTTTGATGCCAGTCATCCATATCCAGGCTGCAGGTTATCGTGCATGCTGTCTTCCGTTTGTTGATATCTTTGATCAGATAGCGGTTCTCTTCATTTCTGACTGGTGTTTCATTAGCGATATACCGGTACATTTCATCACTGGGCGAAATGTCAAAGCATAAAGTCTGGGTACCATCATATTCATATGCTGTATAGTAATTCTGCCGATTGGTAATCGGTAACCAACCTTCCTTTGTATAAATTTCAAGCATCTTGTTCCTCCTATACGAAAATCGGTGTATATTTCAATACGACTTTTACAGACGTACTACTCATACTGATATTTTGACCTCCCGGATCCAATGTAGGAAAGCTGTTCTGTTTCAGCGTACAATCCGGATATTTATTCGGCTCTGTATCTGTATAAACTTTTTTCAATTCACCATCGAAATAGACCGTTCTGTTTGCATACAGCTTCCGGATGGTATGCCCGTCAATAGTGAAGGAATCCATAGCTGCCATTGGCGTTATTTCATACACACATTCTGTTTGCCAATTACCTGCGACAACGATATGGTTTTCCGCCTTACTAAGTAACAACTGGCGTCTGCTTCCTTCCTGTATGACGGACAACGGGATCGTTATCCTATACCAGCCCTGCCAGTATTCCTCTACCGGTCGGCTCAGTTTGGATAGATAGCACCGATATTTGAATCCATCTTCAATGTCGATCATGTTCTCTTCATGGTTCAATAGCTCTGCCAGAAAATCAGATATATCCTTCTTGCTGCGAAACTCAGCTATCAGTTGCATACTCTTCGGTGTCAACACTCTTTTTCCAAGAACAGGCCGCAGGGAGCGCTCCGGCTGAAAGACCTCACGCTCTACTGCATAGGGCTGATATGTAAAGGAATTTACTCTCATATGGAATCGTTCCATCCGTTTGTTGTTTATTCGCATATCACACCCTCCTATCTAAGCTCTGCAAGCTCAACACCCATTTCAGGTGCAAGCCAATGCGCAACTTCTGCACCGTTATCCAATACGAATTTAAACTCATTAACACCATTACGTACTAGCTGCATAGTCTTTGGGAACGCGTTCGTTATCGTTGCCTGTTTTGCGACATTGAGTTGGTTTTCCAATGTAAATCCTCCAATAGATGCATCATACTGACCTTGAATGTCTTTTACCATTTTGCCAGCTTCTTTGGTCATATCTTTGGAAGCTTTTGGGGCTGCCAATTCAAATCCCACGGCAATACCTGGTGGTAACCATTTACCAATCATATCCCGCATCAGTTTGGACGGTGAACCTATATTGAAGAAATCCAACATACCATCTACGATTCCATCGCAGAATCCACTGATCTTATCCAAGATCCAATCCTTTACACTTCCTATACCTTCCCACAGCCCCTTGATAAGGTTTATACCGATATCTACCATCTTGCCAGGCAATTCCTTTGCTTTCTGGACAACAGAATCCACGAGCTGCTTTGCGGCGTTGATACCAGTGTTCCATAAATTAGAACCCCAGTCCCTTACTTTAGACACTGCATTTGTGAGCCATGTCCAAATCTTTCCTGGCAGAGACCTAAACCAATCGACAACGCTATCAATTGTTTTTGATACCCAATCTCTTGCACTGGTATATATATTGCTTCCCCAGGTCTTGACTTTCTCCCATGCGCTCTTCAACCATTCCCATATCTTTCCTGGTAATGACTTGAACCATTCTACTACCGAGTTTATGAATGCCGGAATATCTTCAGTAACGAAGTTCTTCAGATCGATGCCCCACTGGATGAAATGGCCAATGATTTGTCCGACCATATAACCAATGTTATACGGTAATTGATTGAACCAGTCGATCACACTCTGGATCCACGCCGGAATCGTTTCTGTGAAGAAAGCTATGACACTGTTCCATGCATCCTGGAACCATTGAACGATGCTGTCACATAATTCTTGCAAATTCATTTTAAAAGTTTCCCATGCTTCCGGTATCGTCACTGTAAAGAAATTGACTATGCTTTCTATGATACCGGAGAACCATTCTACAATGCCGTTCCACATATCTGTCCAGAACTGCCGGAATTCCTCAGAGGTATTCCATAGATAAAGGAACACTGCGACAAGTGCTGAGATAGCGGCAATCACTGCTCCCACCGGATTCGCTGCTAAAGCCGCGTTTACACCAAGTATTGCTGTTTTTACACTTCCTACCATTTTAGGGATATCTTGAATGAAATTCACTATTTTCCAAGCAGCGAATGCAGAACCTACAGCTACAATAACAGGTAACAAAGCATTCAAAACCGCCATGATTTCATCGCTATGTGATAAGACACCGGTAAGTGCAGGAATAACCGTATTAGACAAAACATCACTAAGCCCCTGCATCGCTTTTCCTGCAAATTCATTAAATGTATCTTTTAATGTAGAAATCTTACCATTCAATGTTTGTGACTGCTTGTCCATTGACTGAAAATACTTACCGCCTGCTGATGTAGAACGTTCCATAGAAGCAGTTATCTCATCAACAGAAAGCGAACCGTCAGATATACGGTCATAAAGACTGGCCATAGATTCACCTGTGCTCTTACTGATTTCTTGTAATGGATTAAAACCTGCCTCTATCATCTGTTTTACATCTTCCAGACTTACCTTACCGGCTGAAGACATTTGACCGTAAGCGGTAGCTATACGTGTCATCTTGTCCGCAGACCCTTGTGATATATCACCGAGCATTTGCATTTTTTTCATTGCATCATCTGCGGTGAAACCATAATTCATGAGTAGCTGTGTCGTATCTGCTAGCTGTGGCAGCTCAAACGGTGTATTAGCTGCAATTTGCTTCAGCTGTTGTGTTATTTGTGCAGCTTTTTCAGCAGATCCAGTCATGACCTCAAATGAGGTCTGATATTGCTCGATACTAGCGTTAAAACTGATACCTGCAGAGGCGAAATCTTTTGCAATTTTTCCAAGCCCAAGCGCTGCAACAGTTCGCTTTATGCTTGAACCAAAGGATTGCGTTTTATGCTCGATTGCATTTAATCTCTTCTCAAAATCATCCTGTTGGAGTTGCAATTCAATGATGATCTCTCCATCATTTGTAGCCATGCTTATCACCCGCCTCTTTCTCTATACGTGCAAGTAATTCAGCCTCAATTTCTTGTGGGGTCCTATCATTCTCTTGACACATAAAATCATTCGGAATCTTCCAAAACTCTTTCAAGCGTAACGCTTCTTTCCGTTGCTCTTTTGGCATTTTATCAATTTCTGTTGTTCGATAACCGATAACCTTTATTAACTGTGTGTTTTCAGTTAATCCGTCAAATAAGCTTTTGAATTCATACCAATGTAAATTCACGGTCAGCAAATCAATATGGTATTGTTGCATAAATGCTGCATAAATAAGATCCATGTCAAAGTCGAAGCGATACGGAATATCTTTACATGGTTTCCCCTTTTTAGAAGGTTTCCCCATCCGATAAAAAGAAAAAAGGGCACGTAGTATGTCCTCCTGATTTTCACGCTGTATGGCCGGGTCTACTTCTAAAGCATTTATCAAAATAGAAGTTTTATAGTATGGGTCGATGGAATCATCCGATAGGATCAATTCAAAACGTATCCAACTACGAAAATCTGTATCTATTCTATAACATCTATCTTCTATTCTTATGGTATCCGGAAGATCTTCTCTTGTTAACCACATTTCTTATACCGTATTTATCCTGGGCTTTTTGGAGTTCATTCGTAAACTTACTAAAATTATTTAAGATATCTTCTACCTGTTCTCTCTCTTCTCTAGCAAGCTGAAGTTGTTTTTCTCTTTGCTCCTTCATGAATTCATCCTGATAGATTTCCATTAACTTCAGAACTAGATAATATGGTCGCAAAGACCTTTCGCTCTTAAATATCTTCTTGTAAGCGCCATTACCTAAAACCGTATCAATCGCATGTTCACACTCTTTCAATAGCCCATCTTTAAATTTGATGCCTTCCATCTGGAGCTGCCTAAAATCTTCCAGCACCGCATTTGAATCTAAATCTAGGACATCACAGTTAAATATCTTTCCATCGACATTTAGTTTTCTAAGTCCATTTGATTCGACTGTAATTATTTTTTCTTCCATGTAATCACTCCTTACTCTCCATCAGCTGTGAATGTTTTCGTTGAAATATCAAACTTACCAATCGTAACACTTCCCTTTTGCGCAAATGTTCCTTCTAATGCTAGCTTTCCGCCGCCTTCTCCTGATCCCGGATTATCAGGCTGTACTTCATAAATACGCTGATATGCTTTGAACTCTCCGGATTTTTCCATCTCATTCCAAGTTTCAACTTCTACTTCAGTGAATTTTTCGCCGACTTTTTCTTCTTTTCCTACAGAATATAACCATGCAGCGAATTTGTCTGATGGATATGCAGTTCCGCCATACGAAACATTTGGCGCATACCCCATCAGATTGCTTTCTGCATTCTTTTCTCCGATATACTGCACCCCATCATCAACATTCGGATTCATGGCTTGTGTCCAATCTGTAAGACCCTTATTGGCCAAAATAAAGGATTCTTCAGAACCGAATTTAACATAGTGAAGATTATCCTCCGTTCTAAGCTCTCTAGATGGTATCGCTTTTGTCATATTATTCAAACCTTCCTTTCTTCTCATAAGTTAGTTTAAAGCCGGCCATGAAAGTGGAAAGTTTGACGCCCTCTCCTTCATAGTCAGCTGGCAAATCTGTCATCTCTAACCCGATTGGGCTTGCTCCTTCTAATTTCAAGGATGGAAAGCCTTGTTTTTCTTCTTCTTCGAAGACGCTAGCCAAGGCATATAGTACTCTAGATAAGTCAAGCATTGCTTTTGTATCTCGCTTTGATGATTGCAATAGAACACTAAAGTTAAACTCAGCTTTATATGCACCCGATATGTATTTTTCTTTTATCACCGGGTCTGCATTTCTTTTGAAACACAGAGATGTATTTTTAGAATCATTGAAATACTCGAGACACCAAGGTATACTATCGACATTGATATTTTTCACATACTCGTACAATCTATCCTCTACTTGTACAATATCCTTTGAATTCATTTAAAACTCCTTTCTGAAAACACGTTTCGCAAACCGTATCCATGAACTATTCTTGACTTTCTTCGTCACTTCGAACCAATCCGATCTACCTGTACCATAAGATAGATTCCTTGATGTATATATCTTCGTTTCTCCACGTTTCGCCCACGGACTACCGGATTTTTTTCCGACCATGACCTTTCCTTTCCATTGGAAATGGGCATACAAGACTGCAAAACCTCCCCATTTTAAGAAATTGTCTTTCTTGGATGTGCTGCGAAATACAGAATTTCTCAAAAAGCTGTCTCTTTTAGGAACGTTTGCGTTCGTATCCTTTGCAATCTGTGATTTCAATGCTAGTATCGTTTTCCATTTTGCTTTATCAACTCGTTTCATCACTTTGTCATGGTCTATTTTTACTCTTACTGACATATGATCTCGATGAATTCTGGCTTATCACGTAGAGGATTTATATTAGACACAGAAGTGATCAGATATTCCTTGTCGTTATATACGATGGTATCATCCACATGAATGGAAAATTCTGTTTCAGCATTAGAGACTTTTTCGACAAGTTTCTTATCAGCGATAAAATCATTACAATCTATCGTGATCAAAACTTTATCGTCTGATGTTATTCCTCTTTTTGATAACTTGATTCCGTATGTTTCATCCACTTTAACATATTTGATAATCGCAGACGCTTCTTTCAATTTCCCACTATCGTCTTCACCAAGCCTATATCTAATTGCAATCTGATGGGGCCTTAAGAATCTAGGGGATATCATAGACAAGCCACCGTTAAGCCGGCATTTAGTAATTCGTAATCGAGAAATTCCTTTGCAATCGTAGAGAACGGAACACCTTGCATAAAATGAATCTTTGTATCATCAATTTCAAAATTAAAGCCACTTGTACTGGCTGATTTAAAATGAAAATCCGATTTTCCGTTGAATGCAAGAAGCCCTCCATTCTTAGAAATGAAGTCAATCTCTAATGTTATTATTTCAGTGAAATCTATACCATATTCTTCTATCGGTCTCACTCTCCAGTAAGGTACTTTTGATTTGATGTAAGAATCAATCAGCCGGCATACGCTTGGTTCCAGCTGATTGAATTCTATTTCATCAAGAGTACCACCGCAATTCCGATACTGCGGATATGTGATCATGGTTACCTCCTGTTACACTTCCTCTACGAGATAGATGCGACCGTTCGTCAGCCCTGTGATAGTTGTAACACCTTCGCCAAGAGCTGCCTTTTCCGCTTCCTCTGTAAGTGTTCCATCTGCAGCAGTAAACTTCACAGTAGATGCGTTCTGGACACGGTATGTCTTTCCTGCCTCTAATCCGGTGATCGTCTTATCCCCTGCAGTACCGAGGCTGCCCTTTGCTAATTTCACTACACTTACCGGAGCAGAGATCTTCACCTTGCGGAAGACGCCGGCTTTCTTACTGTTCTTCAGCACGATACCTGCCAGCATTTCGATTTCACCAGTCTTTACAGCTCCCGGTGCTTTCATATCCGGAAGATACGTTTTGATGAGCTTTTCTCCCTTCGGACTGATGCCGTGGCAGGCGTCCAGACCGATCTTGACAGCATAGATGGAGGTTTCTCCGGATGTGTCTGTAGCTACGCAAGGAACAGTGGTCAAACCGTCATAATACTCACCCATGTCTACCATAGGAATGCCGTCATAGTTGTCAACCTTGCGGCCGAAAGCGTCTTCTGTCTGCGTGAAATATTTCAGTTCACGAGCGACTGCGCTCATAATCGTTTTCATACGACGGTTCATGAGTAGCATGTCCGGGCGTCCATCCAATGTCCCCAGCCACTGGTCCAGTTCAAATACGAATTTCTTGCTGTTTGCTGCAATCTTCGTTTCGTCTGAAAGGTCGATAGCTGTTGTAGGGATGTACTCTGTACTCGTTCCCTTTACCAGCTTCTCCAATCCGTCAAAATCAGTTTCCTTGTTTGCGGAGTCCGCATTGATGAAATCGTAATGAAACTTGTTTGAAGCTGCTTTCGTCTTCTGCTGTAACTGAAATGTGATTTCAGATTTTGCGGCCGTATCCTCAAGTACACGATCTACCTGGAAGCTACCACCAAAGATCTTGATATCAGCATTTTTCTTAGTTTTCAGAGCCTCACCCGGCTTGTACTCTTCGTTTAATTTACGTCCTTCTGCCGTGGATGGAGTAAGCAGCTGCATGTACCCGTATGTCATCGTACTGCCACCAGTCCCCGGTGATACTGCATTATCGAAAATCAATTTGTCTAAAAGAAAAGAGTCCCGGCGGAACTCGTCTACGACCATCTGGTCTACTTTGTCGGCCATGCCGACCTTTGCTTGTGCTAATGTTAATGGCATCTATTCATCACTCCTATTCTTTGCCATAGTGTTCTTCAAGGGCGGATTCCCAAGTCAATTCTTTTGTTTCTGGCTTATTGTCATGGTCTCCTCCGAGATTCACGTTCTGTGGATCATCATCTTCAAAAAGAAAACCGTTGTCTTTTTTGATATTTTCCAGCTGCTCTTTCAATCCGGTAACTGTACCATCCTCGTTCAGTTTAACGATGTCAGTATCCAGAAAAGCCATCAGTGCTTTTTCACTCTTTGGCTTCGCCTCTGCAATCGCCAGTTTGATAGCAGCTTCTTTCTTAGCGGATGTAAGGTCATCCTGATACTTCTTTTCCCAGTCTTTTACATCCTGCTGCAGCTTCGCTACATCCACACCATCGAATTTTTTGACAGTATCAGATAACTCTGTGATTTTCGTATCCTTGGCTTTGATTTCATCGTCGTATTTAGATTTTGATACGTATTCTCCACTAGCTAGATTTGCAAGTTTTACTTTGTCATTGCCTTTTAGCTTTGCTTCAACTTGAGTATACAGATCATCACCTAAAAATTCTTTTAAAAATTCCATTATTTCCTCCTGTGTTTTTTATATCCGGTTCTCTCCGGGAATAGGCCGGCAGTTTATATCTCTTGCCATTGAGTAATGATGCAGTTTAAACGACATGCTCAGGTCATGGTAAATGAGGCCCGAAATAGGGCAGCTTCCGCTTCGGTGGATCATTCATATAGCTGAGACGTTCTTCTGTCTTGCGGCCACAAAAAATGCAGGTATCATATTCCCGTATGATCCTGCATCCTTTATCGTAATAAATGTGCTGTTTCGTCATGTATGCATGTTTACACATATCTACACCTTCTTTCGAACGACCCGTTTCTCAACCATCTCTCTTGAATAATTTCTCTTCATATCCGGATGAGCTTTCAAGAAGTCTGCCTGACGTTGTTGCCACTCTCTGACCTTGCGACATTCTAACGTTGTATCTACACCGCCAGCCTTATTTACAGCCTGCCTACGCTTCCATTCACGAATCTTCCTCTCGTTATAACGCTGTTCCTGTTCCAACTGATAAACCTCTTCATTTTCCTTTTTACGATAATGCTGATAGGTTCTCTCACTCAATCCTGGGAAATAAGGATAAAACGAATGTCGACAATTCCAGCCTCCAAGACCTGCTCCCGTTCCATATCCAGTAGCCTCTTTAAAGTTTTCATAATTTCCATATGGCTTCAATCGCCAGAAGATTCTTCCCTGCCATTCAGCATGTGATGGTCTTGCCCCTAAATGAGAAGAGGTTTCTACAAGATTCACATCCATTTCATCCATCACATCTTCCTGGCACTTTAGTGCACTCTGATTAACAGCAGTTCTCACGGCGGTTCTTGCTACTGTGTCGATTCGTCTTCTTGTGCCTGTTGGATATTCTATCATTCCTAGCCCGTTGGCAGCCAAATCATTGATCACGTTACTTATAGCCATATCATAGGAAAAAGCGCCGCTAGAAGCTTGTAAATATGCTTTATCAAGCAATTCTATGAACTTGTTCGTTCCTAGCTGTGCAGTAGTTTTGCATAAGTTTTTGATTTCACCCTTTGCGGCATTGGTGCCTTTAAGAATTTGCTCTTTATACGATATTCCGGATACATCCAAGCCTGCAGCCTCATATATATACATGTCGCTCCTAATTGCTTTATAAATGCTTTCCTGCATGATTTCCTCAATTTTCTCATTTGAAGTATTTAATGCTTCTGCAAGGATATCATTTATTGTTTTTGTTGCTAAACCAAGTTCTTTCAATTTCTGAACCTGATATTCGGCAGTGGCTGTCATTTTGAAATCATTTTCCCTGATACGTCGTGCAATATCAATCAGTATATCTGTTTCTGCATCATAAAATAGATTTTCGATATCAACTCCAACAGATTGCAAATACTCAGGAGTAAGCATTATTCTGTACCTTCAAGAATCTCTTTGGCTTCCTCTTTTGATATTCCAATAGCAGTTGATATCACATTGATTGCTTGACTTAAAGACAACGATCCCTGGGCAAATTGATTGATGACTGCTAAGAGTGATTGTGTTTGAGCACCATTAAGAGCTTTACCGGATGCATCTTCAACCTTTTTCTTGATTTTATCATCTTCATAAGAAATGGATGCAGTATCACTTTCCGCAAATGATTCCCCTGTTTTCTGACGTGCATCTCCCTCTGTCTCTCCTAGCCATTTTACACGCCATTCCCATTTCATCATGATACTGGAACTTACTAATTGCATGTCCATGAGTTTTTCTGCCTCTTCATCATTGAACATCGTATTGTCGAATTTTATAGTAATTTTAGCATCTGGATTTACAGGCTTACCACATAGCTCCCTTCCAATAGTGAGAATCGAACGTGTCATTTCGGTCAAGACATCCTGTATCACCACACGCTGCTTCCATACACTTTCTGTCAGATCCTTGCTGCTCGCCTTGACCTCAGTAGCCGTTGCCATCGTTTGTATACTGAATTGATACTTGTTCTGACCAAACCCTACCTTTGAAGAGAGCAGATTCAATGCGAACTGGATACCATTCTTATTCTCTTCCACACGCAGGGATGGATTGTATTCCTGGAAGAATCTATCTGTTGTCGGCATCTGCTGTCCGACATTGACAAACATACTCTGTTCGATTGCTTCCCCAGCCATTGGCTTCTTGATGATAACAGGCTTTCCATTGCTATCAAGCTTCGGTTTACCGTCGCTTCCCATCACAGAAACATCCTCTGTACTGATGACATCCTGACTCATGAACACTTTCTTGCGGCCTAGAATGAAATCTGTATACATATTGTCATAGGCGATGTCACATGCCTGAAGCTGGTCTATCGCATTCGCAAATACAGATATCCCCATCGGAGTCGTTTCTAGGATATTGTTTTCGATGTTAGGTGTCAATATGAAGAAGGGCTTCGCAGGAAGGATGTACCATAGTGCTTCTCCTTTTGGATTGATGCTGACCGGCCCATATGAATCGCCGCTTTTCAAATAGTAATGATTTTCCACCCTGTAGCGGCCATCTTCCAGCTGCAGCATGACCTGCAGGTACATATAAGACTTTCCTGATATCTGTTTGCTGCTGGCGAATGCGCATTCCGTAATATCATCACCATCCCATGATAATGGTATGATACAGCAGGCTTCCTTGATGCAGTTGATTTTTACACTCTCTGCTGTCAGCTTCCCTTTCAACACTTTTGCTTTGTGTGGTACAAGGATGAATGCAGCTGTTCCAAGAGCGTACTCTTTTTCTACGGTCTTGTTGCCATTCTTCCAGAACTTAGACAATCCAAAAACGCCTCCAGCCTGTTCATTTTCATCACCGGTGACGAATTTCTGAGATTCGTTTATTTTATTATCTTTGCTATCATCTTTTCCATCAGTGCCCACATCCACCGTCTCATCGATGATCACCGTGGTCTTATCATTCAAAAGTAGGTTTGCCCAGTCCTCACATACCTTTTTCGCCATTTTCAAGGATCTACGTTTCATTGTCATCAATTCTTTTTCAATATTGGTCACCTTGTATTGATGGAATTTCGGCACATATCCCTGCCACCATTGTTTCCAGTATTCGATGTTTCCGTAATACTGTTGTAATTCTTCCGGAATCTCATGCCCCAAATCCTTTAGAACCTCATAAACGTTCTTCATAGCATCCCTCCTATCTGAATGCGGTAATGTAATCCATGAAAAAGCTCCAACTGTAGAAATGTGCATCGAAGCTATCGACATCCGTAGTAAAATCATCCAGGATAGCATCCTCATCCTTTTTCTCGTCGTAAAGGACCGTAGCCAGCGCCTCTGATACGGTCGGTACATTTCGGAATAGCATACGTTTCTGACCGAGCAGCAGGTTATAGACAAGTATCCTATCTTTTCCTTCTACCTTTTTGCAATCCCACACGACCGTCGTATACCCGGCTCGCTGTACATATCCTCGGATACTGTTCAGGATGACCTGTTCCGCATTATCAACGAAGATATAGGCAGGATAATATCCCTCCAGGATGCAGAGCTGTATCATCTCCACACATGCTCGACAGATACTTACCGTATCGATCGTACCTTTCGCATGAGTGATCTTCTTTTCCAAGAAAGTGCAGATAGAGCTGTAAGCCGGTGCTATCCCTGTAGCTGCGAGCGTGGAATGCGATTTCGTACCTCCGATATCCAGTCCGATGTTGACCATCTGAAAAAAAGGAAGTATATTTACTTCCCAGAGTTTTGGATTGTCCGCATATGGTTTGAATATCAGTCCTTCAGCATTGCACCACTCTCCAAGAATATATCGGTTATACTCTACAGTACCGAAATACTCCTTTTTCAATTCTTCTCTCACTTCATCAGGTAGGAATGGATTATCATCCAGCTTATACTGTTGACAGTACACATCAGCATCACTGTCTATGAATAGTTTCAGCCAGTGCTTTGGGTGTTGGGGGTTCCCGGTTCCATCAAACAGGCTATATCCAGTCCTCAATCGTGATTTCAGCAGCTGAAAGACCTCTTTGTTCCAATCTACTGTTTCATCACCGTAGCAATATTTCAATGTGGAACCACGCAGCCTTGCAACAGAACTTATCTTCTCAGCCCCCAATACGTAAGCATCCTCACCGAATAGATGGACCTTATTGGTTCCCTTCCGGATATCTCCTACTAAGTCAGGCCCCCAGTATTCACGCATCGGCTCCAGCACGTTACGTTCGACCGTTTGCTGTGTAACACCTATCAGAGCATTCAATCCTTCTTTTCCGTGGCGTTCTCGCAACCTTTGCGGTATCAGATAGGTAAAGTCCAGATATGTCTTACCAGTACCGGTGGCACCTATCTTGAAGTTCCAGCGATGATTCCCTTCACGAATGAATTCAGCCTGCTTTTCGCTCAGCATCTCGTTGCATCTCCTCCAGGATCTTATCTACTTTTGACAGCTGTTCATCATCGCCTTTTGCTATGGTAAGCTTATCCGTCTGCGCTCTTAACTGCTCGAGCTGTGCTTTCTGTAAGTCCGTAGCTTCGCTATAATGCTTATCCAGCCATTTTAGCGCAAACTCTTTGCTGACAAGTTTTATAGAGCAGCCGTCTTTGCCCTGTTTTACTTCCTGAATAAGTGTGCCATCAACATCACATGATTCTTTCAGGTTTATGACGTTCATCATGAATGTGTTTCCGTTTTTATCATGCACCTCTTCCTGCCCGAATGACAGATAATCGGTTACATCCGAATAGGCAATGTCAATCATCTTCTGGAAGTAATCTTCTGTAGAATACATGGTCTGTTTGATCTTTGCATCTTTGATTCTTTGTATCTCTTCTTTTATTCTAGCATTCCCTAGCAATCGTGGACCGTTAGCAGCTGCCGTGAAGTAGTCACAGCTATATGCTTTTTGATATGCCTTAGTCGCATTGAACCATCTTACATAATACAAACAAAAAAGGCGCTGTTTCTCGGTCAGCTCCTCATTGTTCAGTGTTTCTATTTCTTCTGGCAGTAGCTCTGTTTTAGGAGGCTTCTCTATACCATTGTTCTGTTTAGTAACGTTATCTTTCGGAATAGTAACGTTACCTTTCAATTCCTCGTCCCAGTGATCTAATGATTTCCACCTGCGAATCTGTGTATCTTGCTTACCTACAGCTTTAGCAATATCCTTTAGCAGCATCTTACCTTTGCTATCAAGATATATCCGCTTAGCTTCGTCTCTGCTGGGACTTCTTTGTCTTGGCATAGATTAACCTCCTTTCTTTCTTACGTTGCTGGCATAAGTACAGCTCCTGTCCAGTCAATTACTGTATCAGCATCTGCGTACTTTAACCTCTGCCGTGGTGCAGCACGTACATACAGCTTGTTAAATGTCTCTTTACGTACGGCAAAAACCTTAGAGCCGCATTGTACAATCCAATCTCCTGCCTCCACGTTAATGATAGCGCCCTCTTTGCTCTCTACTTTGACACTGGCGTATCTTGCAATGATGTTTTGCGGTGAAAACTGCTCCGCTCTGACTTTTTCTCCGGTTTTTTTATTTATGTATATCACGTTATTACTCCTCTCTCTTGATATAATCTATCACATCATATATCACCATCCATATTATCCAGTTGGCAATGTATGCTATTACTGACATAAACACAAAGTAAACACACGCTATGAGGATACATATGATTGTATTTAAATACGTTTCTGTTGGCACTAGGCTGAATACTGACAATAAATTAATCCTCTTAATAGTTAATGCAGTGGCCACTGTGATAGGTAATTTTGGTCTATTCGATTTTGATTCATATTCACACCATTTTTTAAACAACATATATATCATCCTTTCTGGGTAAAAGAAAAGCACGTTTTCTCCTGTATCCCTTATAACGGGCAGTTCTACGTGCTTTGTTTAACAGGCGCTCGGTTAATAGCATACGTCTATGCATCCTTGGCCTCTATAGAGTTATCTGTGCCACATTGCTAAGAGGTGCGATAACTACGTTTTAATTTTAAAGCGCCCTTTTCAGACGCTTTACGCTGGTAAGTCCGCTTAGGATTCCTTACCGCTATTTCCTTTTGGCTATTCCGCCACCAGGGCAACCAATATATCTAACAGGTTTTCTCATTAGTATGAGGTCCTTCCCTGTTCCGATATCAATTTATAGCGCTTTTTTGTGCCTCCCTACCCTAATCTACAGGCGATATATGGGTGGGGGATCACCTGTAGATTACGGCAGGCATCCGAAGATGCCGCGTAGACCATAAGGGAGAAAGTGAAGCGTCAGGGAGAAGCTTACGCCTCATCCCCCGTACTTCCACGCTATCATTATATCATGTCAAATCGCGTCACCGAGTAGACAGTTTCACAAAATATTGCTATTTCTAGAAAGAATTTGACTTATTGCACGTCCTGCATATTTTTTCACTGTATTTTCTTCCATTTTTAAATCATGGCCGACTGCCTTTGCGTTTCTGCATTGATTCTTCATGATGTATTCTGTTGCAATGGCGTAATATTTTTCAGTGAGCACGCTTATCCATCGATCTACCCTATCCATTTTCTGTTCGTACATTTCTTGCATTTCCTCTAAATCGGATGATTTTATTGCCATGCGTTCCTGCGGACTTTTACCATCTGATACACCACTGGGCATCTGTATAATGCTTCCGCCAGTTGAGCAACTAAGAGAATTGATTTCATTGTTAAGCACATGCCACTTATGTAAATACAAATAATAATTCATCAGTTCTCCCTTTATGTATCCTTTTGTACTTTCTTCCTCATCAATGAGAGGTTCTGCTTCATCACGCCAGCTCATTTGATTTTCCACCTGCCCGCTTCCAGATTATCATACAGCCCTCTTACTGTGCCGTCATACATCATTCTGCCAGTACTTAGTTTGCGATACGCTTTAGCCTCTCTCTTGTTGTGATCGACTTTGTAATAGCCTTCAAGCCCGACAATTTCAAAATATTTGTCTTTGCCGATATCTTTAAACTTCATTCAGTCACCCCTTTCGTTTAAAACGCAGATAAGCATAAATGACAAATAAAGTAGGATACATAGTGATAGATCAACCATATTTCCTTTTCAGCTCCTTTTCTACGTTTCTCCATCTTTTTATGGCCATCCGGATAATAAACCACAACCTGCTGTTTGTATGTATACGGCCGTCTATGCTATTGTATTTTTTCATCGGTTACCTCCCTGCGGTAGAAACGGTTTTCTTCAAAGTCCATATAGTAACCTTCTACACTGTTTGTTATGATATGACTTGCATATCTAATGCCTCTTACCGGTTCCCATTCTAATGGTTTAAATATGTAGATATAAGATTTTGTTTTATCATCCCAAATCCACATACCTCCATGCAAATCTTCAAATTTTAGAGGTGGATTGTTTGTGCGGCTCTTATACTTTGTATACACGCCGTTTTTAAAGCATTGTTGTACTCCTATATAGCACATTTTATCTTGCCGTATGCCAATGGCACATAAATCACATACGCATCTTACTTCACTCATCACCATCGCCCCATAGCTCTTTCATTTTATTAAATTTTGCAGGAACACTTTTTATACATTCCACGAAGTCGTCAGACGGTATCTGGTCTATGCACCCCATAAGAGAAGCCTGTACAAAGAGAATTTCTTTCTCTGTCAGGAAGCATGCGCCCATTTTAGCAAATGTGAGAATAACTTCATCCAGTGTTGCAAATGGCTCAAAAACCAACTCTTCTCCATCATCTATATGTGCTGTAATCTCAACATTACCCATCGTTGAGTTTTCTTTTAAAAATTTTACAACACTTAATGATTCGCCACCTTTGTATGCTAATTCTGTAAGTTTGTTCATATTCACCCTCCTTAAAATGGTAAACCATCACTGGCGATATCCAGTGTACTGCTTGTCTCGTATGGTTCCTGGTAGCCCTGATTGCTTCCCTGTTCTGGTACATAGGCATTCACATTGCTTGCGGCAGCACTTTTGCTTTCCAGAAACTGTACACTGTCTGCGACAACTTCTGTTACATAAACGCGTTTACCGCTTTGATCATCATAGCTGCGTGTCTGGATTCTTCCTTCCACGCCGACCAGTGAGCCTTTATGTGTATACTGCGCTACGATATCCGCTGTTTTATTCCATGCTACCGTGTTGATGAAGTCAGCTTCCGGCTGACCATCCTGTTTGAAACGACGGGTGCAGGCTACTGTGAAGCTTGTAACGCTGACACCGTTTGCAGTTTTACGCAGCACTGGGTCTTTTGTAAGCCTGCCGACTAATACCACTCTGTTGATCATAAGCTCACAACCTCCAGCAATTCGTCATTTTCATAAATATTTCCAACGACTTCAACGCTTTTCTCGTATTTTCCAATGTTCACTTCTAATAATTCTTTGATATCATATTCGTATTCTCTTGATATTTCACCGTCGATTAAGTAACGAGCACTGAATCCGATGTCATTCCACACAATTACAAACAGATTACATCCATTAACAGTTTGGTGTATGTCTATGATATCTCCCTCATAGATTTCTTTGCCATTCATGTCTTTTAATCCTGTATATTGCATGACGATAAATGCACGTTGCTCTGGTGTGCCCGGAAAAATCTCCCATGCAGGAAGATTCATGATGTCACCCCATTGCAGCATTCTGTTTTCTATTAAATCCCATACTCTAAATTTTAATACTTTCATTATTTTTCACTCTCCTAACGCAGCCTATATAGGTTGCCATTCTGCAACGCAACCATTACATTACTAAATCACTCCACCCAATGTCTTATTAAATTTAATCAATAAGTCATACGGAAACCCATGTGCTGACAGGTATTCGAAATACTTTTTTGTATCTTTAAACGACTTTATATTGTCTGTATGTCCATGCGTATATTGAGTAAATATGATTTTTTCAAGTGCTTTTACATAATCTCTCTTTTCGATTTTTCTTGGTGCTGATCCCATGCATATTCTGTTTTCCGTCAGCATGTTTGGCATGGCGTATTTGTAAAGCTCCGTATCTTGGCCTTTAAACTCCTTGTAGCAATATGCATAGATGCTGTCAACATTGTTAGTTTTATACGTCATGATGTAGATAGAATTGGGAAATGAAATATTGTACGCTGTGTTTTCGTACGTCACTATCCTTTTATGCTCTTTTTGCATGATGACAACACAGTTATTTCCTATCCCGATTATCTGATCACTATACAGTACGATATCCCTTTTTCTATTTTTTTGATCCCTGTTTTCAGCAAATGTTTCCAGTTTTTCAATCAAGTCATCAATCTGTATGGCAGAGAAATATTCTCGGTTTCGCGCATTATCGTATTCTAGTATTTCGGCATCAGAATTAAGGTCGTTAATCCTCACTATTAACTGCTTCAAAATAACACCTCCCTCATACTGCTCCTACTCCTCAACAGCATAAACAAATAATCATCTGCTTCCATTTCATTGAAAACGCTTAATTCATTACCATCTAAGTTTCTGACCTTTTCACTCAGGACTATCTCATCATAGATATCTTCCACATCCTCTGCATTTAATGTTATGTCTGCTTCTCCATAGCCGGAACACCCAAAACCTCCATAATAGAATAGTCCTGGGCATACCTCCGAAAACCCCATTGTGTTTAATATTTGATAGATTGATAAATATGATACTTCTCTTTCATCCACAACTATAATCGCTGAATAAAAATCATAATCATATGTCATGTCATCAGCGTCATTTGTTTTAAGTATCTTTATCAGTTCATCGTCTGTAATACCTGTAAATTCATCCTCTAGATCATGCCAGTTTTCTTGTAAATAATCTGCAAGTAACTTTTCATTGGTATATCCTGATAACCTTCTTCCTCTTTTTGTATATCGGAAAAATGTTTCAAGCATGCCTTGCCCGCAATCAGAAATTATAAACTGCGTTGTCACGCAGGATAAAATTAACTTTATGATTACATTATCAATGGCAAAGACATCCGTCATATGGTAATCTGCTATCAAGAATTCAAATGGGTTTATTTCATTATCTCTGATTATGTAACCATTCTCTGAGATGTTGTCCATGAGTGTATTTACAAGTTCGTTATCTTTGCACCGTTCCATAAATTCCTTAAAATACCACGCAACACTGTACTCATCAATTTTTACAGAATCAGTAATGTATCTCCTCAAATCGTTTAACAATGGTAACACCTTCTTTCACTTCGCCGTGAACTATTGAGCTGATATGCTCCAGCAGCACCGTGGCCATACGAAGGTTTGTGACAAGGTATTGCGTATTACCAATAGCAGCCTGCGCCTCACAGCTTTTATCCGCTGGGTGTTGGTCATTAGATAATTTATAGCAGTCACTCCTTAAAGCTCCTACCTCGTTACTTTTCAGTTTTGCTTTTACATATACATTGCCCTCGTATTCGCTGTTTGCGGAATCTAGGTAGATGCATTTATCTAATTTGCGATACGTACTTTCCAACAGGAGACGCGTTTTATCATTATCAACACATCCAACAAGTACCGGCACAAAATCCTTGTATTTCTGCAGGAAAGAGATAATCTCATCTTTTGTTACATATTTATCTACGGCCTCACAGATATTGCCGTAAAAAGTGTTGATTTTCTTAGACAATGCCAGCGCCTTGTTTTCGTTGATATCATGTTTCTGATATGACTGACGTACCATGTTTTTTTCTTCTACTGTGTCACCATCAATAATGGTCATACGGTGTGGCGTGTCAATCAACAGTTTAGGTATGTCTCTGGCCAGGAGGGAGCCGGTACCTCCTACTCCCACAATTACAAATAGATATTTCATACTTACCCTTTTTTGTGCTGCTGGAATACCGGTACAAGCACGTTATCTTTTTCCATGTAATCGTATGTCACATTGCCAGAAAACTCGTAGAATCCATGCTGCAGCATTGCCTTGGTGATCTCATCCGTTGTATATTCTGTGCCTTCCTCAAAGATATGTGACACGTCTCTTTTCTCGGCTGCAAGGTAGATTTCAAACGGATACTTGTACTTCTTTCCTTTGGGCTTATCCTCTTTTTTTGCAGCAGTCTTTTCGGCTTTCTTCTCTTTCTTTTTTGGCTTTTCTTCGACCGCTTTTGCTGTAAGCATACTCATTAAATCCATTACACTACCTCCCTATCTGGCTGATTTATATATGCACATACTGCTGTGGTTTCGTCTTTATTAAAAATCATCATTCTATCGTTAAAGCTTAGTACGATCTGATTCTCTTCCTCCAGTTCTACGATTTTTAGCACATCATCAATATACAATTTGACATTTAATTTACTTCCCTTTGCTAGTTCGCTTTTTACAACAATATCAAATTCATTAGTTTCTGACTTAGCCAAAAGATGCAGTCCAACATTGAAAATCATTTGAACCTCAGAAGAATATCCTCTTAGCATTTTTAGTGTATCAATAAACTGCTTTTTATCTACAGCTGCTGCACAGATTTGCTTTGTATCTAGCTTTGGCATGTCCATCGCTACAACGATAAGTGATATGTAAAATATCCCTTGCGGGCCGATGAACGCAGCTCTCTTGCCGTCCGTCATGCATGTTTCTGCTGAGCTGATGTACTTAAATGCTTCTTTAGGTACACAAATCGGCTCTGCAGCTCCTGTCTCCGCTTTACGCATGTAGATGCACTTGGAGTTTGATATAAGATATCCAGATGGTGTTATATTTACACCGTTTAACTGGATACGCGCTTTATCATTCCCGACAAACTTCTCGCCTGCAGTGAAATCACACGGCTTTACATTCAGCTGAATAGCGTTATCTCCTAAACTTGTATCTGGAATCTTCTCTTCTTTCATGTTTGCGAGAAGGATATTGCCGTTTTGGGTTTTTATGTGTATCTTGCTGTCCTTTACTTTTAAATCAAAATCACTCAGCATGGATAAGGTCTGGTAATCTTTTTTACTTAAGGTAAATTCTGTTTTACCGCTGTCTTTATCCAACAAATATTGATTTATAATGCCGTAATCAATATCAGAGTTGTGGACATTTATCTGCTTTCCATCAATCACAATATGGTTTATGGTCATAGCATCGCGAAACATGGATCCGTTTAATTTCATAGCTCCACCCCACAATCCATTGCCGATAACTGACCAGCTGCTACCTTCGTCCTTTTAGTTACAATCAGCTCATAGCCTGCAGATGATAGGTAATTGATCATGTCGTCAGCCGGCATCACCGCACCGGTATCCAGATAAAGCAACAAACCTTTATCTCCTGCATCATATTTATTCAGCAGCCCACATACATCGCTGTAATCTCGCAAAGCGATTCTTTCGGATGCCAGAAACGCATCCTTGAATGCTTGTTCAACTTCTGACGGCATTTCCATCGTTCTGGCCAAATAGTTCACCATTTCCTGATCGCACACACGAGATTCTTCCAGGAATAAATTCACACATTTTGTTATCTGCGATATATCCATGTTGTGCTGCTTGATCAGCTTACCTGCTTTTAAAAATTCTTTTTGAGTCATTTTATCTCTCTCCTTCCTCGTCATAAGCTGTTTCTGAGTTCTTCAATTTTCCTGTCGAATTCTTCCTCATCAAATTCAGGATCAGTTTTAATTAAATCTTGATTATCCCACCATGCTGGCAGTTGCTTTTCAGTGGAGCCAGTTTTATTAGAATTATTAGTATAGTTACCGTCAAGTATCTTTGCTAAGTTTGTATCCTTTAGCATCCAGTCAAATGTCGCTGACCAGTTACGATTGTTAGCTCCCTTTAAAAAATCACTTTGCTCTGCCAAAGAGAAGGCCTTTTGTAAATCGTCGGCTGTGTATGTCTTAAGTCTTGCCTTGATGGCTTTTTTACGAGCATCAGATAATTTTGTAAGGCGAGGGAACGACACGCAAGTGTTGTTATACATATCAGCGATTTGCTGATAACATATATCTTCTTTCTTTTCATTCTTATCATTCTTTACATTCTTATCATTCTTGTTTGTGTTCAACTGTTGTTCATTTGATGTTCGCTTGTTGTTCAACTGTTGTTCATTTGATGTTCGTTGTCCTTGGTATTTATCCCAATTTAATACGGTAATCAAGGAGTATTTGTTAGTCTTTTTGATGTTCAACATTTCCATTTTTTCAAACAAACTCAACCATCTAAACAACGTTAGTCCATCAACACGTCTGTCTTTCTTTACATCGTGATTAAAATCGTCAGATAGAGCTGATCTGCCGGTGATAAACTGCCCTGCCTTTAGCTCTATGATTTGATTACCTACCACCTGCGTTTTTTCGTCATGTGTCGCTTTCATCAGACACATAAGCCATAGCTTTAGTTTGTCCGAATCAGCCCACACAGGGGTATCTGTAATTTGTCTGTATAGCTTTATGTATCCTTGTTTTGACACATTTCCTCTCCTTTAAAAATTAGCTTTCTGCGATTACAATCACGCACTTGCTGTTGTCTATCTCAATGCGCGTTTCTATGCAGGTAGTATTTGCATTTACAATCTCAATCGCTATTAAATAATCATTCAATATCTGCTCAGGTACTGACCTCTCAATGAGGTTTTTAACTTCTTCCCATTTCATAATTCCTCAAATTCCTTTTCTTTTCGCTTTAATTCACTCTTTAACATTTCTCGTAGTTTTGTATCAATTTCTTTCGTCGTATAATTTCTGTATTCAGCGTGCTGTCTGTGCACACCGTTCCAAATATAAAGAGTTTCGTCCCCTATCATTTCTCTTATGCAGCAAATTTCTTCGTCCAATTCCACTGCCTTGTCCAAAGTTTCTTTATTCATTTTACGTCTCCTTTATCTCAATACCCTTTAATTCTGCCATTAGGCGCCGCTTTAGGCGGTACACAGGCGTTTTTACTCCTTTGGCATCCTCCACTATCAGTTGACCGTTTAGGTCGTTATACGTAAAGTCTGCTATGTATCTGATAGGCATACCGTACTTGCTCTTGGGTATTAACTCAAACGGCACCTGCAGGCGGAGATTTATTATCTCCCCTGCCTGCTCCAGTAGCCGTAATTCTTCGTAACGCGATGCCTCATGTTTGCTGTCAAACTTAATTCCGTCTACCTCTGTTTTGACTGCTCCATACTTGCTCTTTTTAGGCTTTGTGGGCGGTGTTTGTGCAGAGGTATACTTGCGTCCGTCTGGGTAGTTAATCATCATCAAACACCTTTAATTCGCCTTTTTTGATAAAATATTCCATTTTCTTATCAATGGCAAAAGGTGATAAGTGATTCTCTTGTATGAATACCTCATTGCCTATCGTGTGACACTTTATATGACATCCCCTGCACAAAGGCAAGGCGCGTTTACCAACATGCGATATCTTATGACGATTGTTTCCTGCACCGACCGCATCAACATGGTGTATATCGGCATGTTTCCCACATATTACGCATCTTCTTTTTAAAGCTAGTGCATATGATTGCTTTTCGTCGAATGTATATTCGTAGTCCGTAATAATCTTCTTAGCAAACGGTATCTCGTTATATATGCAGTAGTCAATAATGGCCCGTATTAAGCCGTTTGCGTAGGTCATGCTGCAGGAAGACAGACTTTCCACTTCTATTTCCATTACTGATACATACTGTTGTTGTAATTCCATTCTCACCCATTCCGAATCATAGCCCGTATATCGTGCTATCTCTCCGCATAAAGCGAAGATAAAACGCCTTTGTTTATCTGTTATATGCCGTCTATCAATGAGCTTTATATCAACTTCCAGCGTATCTCCACAATCAAGAAACATTTCATCCGTTTGTTTTAATGCAACGGCATCTATGCAATAGACACCGTTGCGCTTATACAACTTGCTCATTGCTTAGAAAGGAAGATCATCATCCCTTATATCCAGATGACTTGCATATGCCTGCTGTGGTGTAAATCCGCCAGAAGGTGCGCTTGTCTTTTTTAGCAGCTTGTCTTCCGGAATTGTTACGTTGTCAATTTCAGAGACAGCCCTCACATACATACACTTAGTAGAAAATTTTGATTCTCCTTTATCATTCAGATATTCTTCCCTACCGAATACGCCACAGAATTTCTTTCCTTTCAGGCTTCCTTCATCCCAAGACCATATGTATCCAGGATTAGATTCCAGTATCCGGTTGATGAAAGCTTTGAAATATGGATTTGACTGTTCTGTTCCATACCCCTGATAATATGTACCTCTCCACTTTGCATTCGGGTCTTTCTTTCTATCCGCTGCAAGCATTGCACCATAATAACCTGGTTGTTTATCTTCTGGTGCGAAGTCATATGCTATAACGAGCATCTTGTTTCCACTTTTAGATACTTCTGTGCGCGCGCCAACGATTGCACATATGTGTCCGCCTAACTCAATTTTTTCAAAACTTCCAGCTTCTTCTAATTCATTCCATCCGTTGATTGGTTCCATTTTATCCTCCTACTTAACTGTTAATGACGTTTTCTCTACTAAACTACAGCCAGGCACGTCAATTCCTTGTTTCAGTGCTGCACCGATTTCTTTCTTCATCGGCGATGTTTCTGTTTTCACTTTTAAATATTCTTTAGGTATGAGAATTTCTGCATCAATAGAAACTGACTTTGTGTTTCTCGTACTTATGGTGTTTCTGGCGGTAGCAAGTTTCTTTTTACCACGCATCATCAACGCATTTAACAAGTATTTTTCCAAATGATCGACTCGCTTCTGGTCTGAATCATTTTTCATTTTAAGAGCATCGATTTCTTCTTTTCTTGCCTTGATCAGTGCCTTCACCTCTTTAATCAAACAGCCGATATTATCAGCTTTTACTTCAAATTCTTCTTTGATTGCATCCAATTCCTCATCTGTAAACAGAATCTCTCCTGTTTCTGGATCAACTCTTTCAAACAGCTGCAAGTATGCTGCATTGATTTCATATAAACTTCTCGTCATGTCAATACTCCTCCAATACTTTGATAACTTCCATAATGTCATTATCAATTTCATCCTCTTCAAATGCTCCCATAGGCGTTTTTGCTGTACTGTTCTTGGCATGTGTCTCAAATACATAGCGTCCGCCTGCAGCTTTTGCATTCAGGATGGTTGTGAATTTGCTTTCAAGACAGATTTTGTCAATCTTTTTTCCGCTCGTTTTGATGCGAGTAAACATATAACCGCTGTCATCGCGCTCTGTCTGCGTATGTGCTGTAAATATGATATTGAGATCATCGCGCAGCGTAGGAGCGGTGTCCACCATATTCCATATACACTGTGCAAGATCCATCCACTTGTCGTAGCCTTTTTCTTTGCATCTGCGCATTTCATCGCCCACCATGATGCCATTGATTGTATCAATGACTACATATTTGATTTCTGGACGCTTGTCGCTGATTTTGACAAGCATACGCATAATTTTGTCTGCATCATCGCTGACCATGTAGTTCTTATTGTCTGCATTGTATTCATTGCGCCAGCCTTTCCAGCTGAGACCTTTTTTATCACAGTCAATATATACTGTTTCTTCCGGTGGAAGATTGCGCATTGCGGTCGTTTTACCACTTCCGCTCTCTCCCATAACACATATTACTTTGCTCATACATTTTCCTCCTAAATTTCTTCCAGAAGGCCTTTCATTTCCTCCTGATAATCGTCTGTTTCAATGTATGTCTTATACTGGTTGATTTCTTTTAAGACATTTTCAATCTCGTTCTCTTCCAGCTTATCCATGACTGTTTGATACTTTGCATCGTCACCTATTGATTCTGCAAACACGAGATAAAAGTCAGTCAGTAAATGATATTCGTATGCGCTACGTAGCCTCTGAATGTATTTATCGTTTTGCTTGTTATCATCTACATACTTGTCAATATACGCCTCTCTAATTTCCTCGTTTGTAACGCCTTCGTCGTCCAAAAATTCGGATGCTAAGACAGTTAATTTCTCTATTTCGATATCACCCTGCTGTTTAGCATCTATATATACGGGTAAATCTTCAAGCACATGGTTCCTTTCGTGATAACTGATCATTCTGAATATAGCTCCGTTTATGTTTTTAATAAGAAATTTGATACTGCTGCCTTTGAGGGAATATGATACATCCTCTTGATCTCCCCATGTATTCGGTCTACTGTTGTCCCGCAGGTTCAGGCGAAACACAATTCTCATATTTTCCGTTTCAATTTTTGTCAATTTGATAGTGATGACAAAATCCTTATACTCAAACAGCGTCCATGTTTTCTGCCATAATGCAGGGTTAAGATAATTCTTGATGATAAAACTGTAGTCCATTTTCCAGACTTTTATTGCTGGTAACATATCTCTTCCTCCTTAAAATATTTCTTGTGTTGATTTTGTGCTACGCTCAGTAGCTGTCATAAGTGTGTAATCTTTGCCATCCTCGTAGATCGGGAAAACTTCATCACTTGGGGTTCTTCTCCAAGGTCCTTCACTTTCCCACACGTCATAGATACATTTACGACACATTTCTTTTCCGTCTCTCCAGTGCAGCATACCGTAATATTCCTGTTTCCCACACTTGGGACATACAATGACCTTTTTCATGATGTCATTCATATTCTGTAATCCTTTCTTCTTTCTTAGCTTCTGCATCTTCCGCCTGCAGGTCTGCCAGCTCGTCTGCTGACAGCTGCCACTCATCATCGTAGTGGTCTGGATCCATGCGGTTATAGATGGTTTTCATGATGATTCTCCAGTAATACGATGGGGTCGCATATAACTCCCATACGCAGGGTGTTGTACATGCCGATAACCAAATATATAGTTAATACTGCATGACCGATTACTATGTATTCCCACATCATCAATCCTCCAGCTCATCCGCATGTTCTCTCAGCCATGCTTCTAAGCCTTTAACTGTAAGAGTCAGCTCTTTTATCCTGTGTTTTGTCTCTTTGATGCAGTGTTCTACTTCTGCGTTTTCTTCGGGCAGCCAGTACCCTTTTTCTGATGACACTGATATAATCGGTATTCCTTCGATTCTTAGGTCTTTGATTATGTTTCTGTTCGTTCTATCATCCATACCGGTTATTTGTTTTAACATCGATCTGGATATCGCGTTATCTTTGCCCTTGCGGAGTATCATTCGTATTTGATTCTTGGCAAAGATATACGGTGTTTCTTTTGACAATTTATCCCTCTTTTCATGTTTATGTGATATGATTATGTGTAAAAGAAAGGGTGGTTTTATGAAATATCGTATTAAAGCAGCAAATATCGATTTATCAGGACGGCGTATTGGCGTAGAAATTAACACTCCCTCGTTTTGCCCTAATTGTTCTGGCAATTACAATCCTAACATTTTAGAAGCATATTATTTTGATAGCCCCAATGGTCTTCCTTTTAAATTATTTGTGTTCTACTTTTGTACTGCTTGTGATGAAATGTTTTTTGTACGTTACGACGCTTCCGTTAATGACTATAAAACATGTGGAACCGAAATATCTATGCATCCATCTCCTGGGTTAAAAAGAGCTTTTACAGATAATATAAGTTCACTTTCAAACAGATTCGTGAAAATATACAACGAAGCATACTTAGCAGAACAAATGTCACTATCTGAAATATCTGGAATAGGTTATCGCAAAGCTTTTGAATTTCTTATTAAAGATTATTCAATAAGATTTAACGAAGCAGATGCAGAAACAATAAAGAAGATGCCTTTAAACCAATGTATAACAAAATACATAGATAACAAGCACATAAATCTTCTAGCAAAAGCCTCAACTTGGATCGGTAATGATGAGGCACATTACGCAAGAAAGCATGAAGATTATGATATCAATCAACTAAAATCATTTATTAACGCTACTGTCTCATTTATTGATTCTGAATTGGAGTATCACAAAGCTACTTCACTCATCAGCTCGAAATAAATCACTATTCAATTTATCTTCTATCTCATTACATGTTCTTATAAAGATAGATTTATATTCAAAATGCATAGCAATACTATGCAGAATATCTGCATCCTCAATTTCATTCAGCTTATTAATTGCTGCTATATATTCATTTTCCATTTGCTTCACTCCCTTGCTTTTCGTTTGTGATTCCCTTATAATAAAGGCGTATCCTTTTTATAAGGGTTTGAGATTGGATGCTGCACTTTCGACGGGGTGAGCATCCTTTTCTTTTTGTCTACGCAGACGCGATCTTGTGATGATACCTCTGACACGTTCATAGATGAGCTCCTGCTCCTCTTCTGGTTCTATCGCATCATCCAATATAACGATATGGGTATTCCCACTCATGTAATCTGCAATCACATTTCCTGTCACATCCATTACATCCCTCCTTTATAAGGTATGCGTATTCTTTTGAATTGACCTTTCCTAATCTGAATCACTGGTTTCAAAAATATCTTTACCTCCTGTGTGATATAATGTCTGTGAGGGGAGGTGAAACCGTGAGTAAGAATTTTAATGATTTTCGAAAGTTGATAAATGATGAAGAAATAGTAGCTAAAGTTATTGATAAATCTCCACTATCTAAAGGTGTTTCGATTAGTTTTGAACCAACGCCTGAAGGTTTAGAGAAATATCAAAACGAAGTAGCAAAAGCTATTGTCGGTACAGCTATGACTGCAACTATCGACTTTCTCCAGATTTATCATCAATGGGCAAATGGCGACCTAGATAAGGACAAATAGTTTTGGCTATCTCTTTACCATCAATCAATAATGAAATTGGCTTTTTCAAATTGGCAGATTTGGATGAAGCCTTTTTCTTTTTCCTTTTGTTCATTTTCTCACTTCCTTTCCTAATCTGAATCGCTAGTTTCAAAAAGTCCCTCTTGATACAAATCTGCCACCACTTTATTCATTTCTTCGTTTGCACGGCTAATGGTTAAATCCCCTAATTTCTTGCCAATATTTAAGACTACATTTCTGTCAAATAAATCATGGTACTTAATACAATCCAAATAATTACCACGCAGATCATCAATAAATACTTCTGTTTCTCCACGCTTCTTGCATTCTTCACACGTACAGATTTCGGATACTCTGCCAATCAATCCAGATGATAAAACAATGTATACTTCGCTTTTAATTTTGTGGCGCTCTTGTGCTTGTGGATGATTTCTTTTAAATTTGCTGAGCCCATTGTTTGTAATTTGGATTATTTGGTGGTCATCTTCAATCAACAAAGATTCTCCGTTTAAATACTTCACTGTTGTCATTTAATATCTCCTTCTTTTATTTTCGTTCAACACGTTAAACGTTATCCTCAAAAAAAAGGTTCTCAGCTTTAACTCCTAAAGCATTTGCAATTTTAAACAAAGTATCAGTTGTTGTATTCTGAATATCTCCGCTTTCTAAACGAGCAATTAAATTTCTTGATATTCCAGATTTAACCGATAATTCTTTTTGAGTTAATCCTCGTTCTTCTCGCAACTTCTTAATTAAAAATTTCACCTTTTCCACCTCCTCAGCAGGAGTTTAACGTGTTAAACATATATAGTCAACACTTTTCGTTAAATCTGTTAAACTTTTTCTTGCTTTTTTTTGGTTATTTGTTTAATATATTAAATGTAAGAGAGGTATAATATTATGAAACTATCAGAAGTTATAAAGAAATATCGAATTGATAATAATAACATGACTATCGAAGAATTGGCCAATAGATGTGGTTTGAGCAAGGGATATATTTCGATGCTTGAAAATAACTTCAAACAACACGGACGACGAAAAAATATAACCCCCTCTATTGATGCTATAAAAAAACTATCATTTGGAATGAAAATGGATTTCGATTATCTTCTATCATGTATAGATGGTGAAGTTTCACTTAAGGATAATGAAGTATTAGAAATACCAATCAAATATGATGATTACTTCCCCCTGCATTATTGTGCCAATTTGTCAGCAGGAACTCTAGACGAATTATTAGATGCCGAACCCAATGCTATTGTTTATGTACCTATTAAATTCCAAATGATAAAAAAAAGGCTCCACGCATTTAAAGTGAATGGATCTAGCATGAATAACGTAATAGAAGATGGTTCCATTGTTGTAGCTGAAGATATATCCTATTTAGAAGCTGTAAAAGATGGTACTATTGTAGTCGTTTTAATAGATGGTCTAGCCACAATTAAAAGGTTATATGTAAGAGGTAGTCAAATTACACTCATGCCAGATAGTTCAGATAAGAGCCACTTGCCTATAACCATAGATACTAGCGTCAAGCAGGTAGCAATTATAGGACGCGTTATATGGCATATGAATCCAGACGACATCAATAAAACATACTAAGGAGCGTTATCATTATGACAATAAGTATTTTTGATTTAGAAAGGCGTTTTGATTTTAATAAAGAATTCAATAGATTGCTTACTCACCTTAATGAAAAAATCTATAAAACAAATGACATTTACTATGAAATTGATTTTTGGAATATCGTTAATAACAATATGAGCAGATGGCCATATAGAAATACCGCTATAACCGTTCAGGAATATCTTGAAGATTTAAGTATCGATATAAAACATTTGGAAAAATGTAATCATCTTCAGAAAATATATATTATGCAACTAGTAGATAATTTTATTCATTATCTGCATGAAAAAAATCTGTTAATAATATATGATGATGAATATATGGTGCCGTATGTTAATTTAACACAAAATATTAAAAAAATTATAGAAAAGTTAAACTATAAAAGACATATTGAAAATGATACTGTCACTTACATAAAAAGAGATGCTGATGTAGATAGCGTATTATCGCAATTTGAAGAAAACAAAGATATAAGATTCATTCTTCTTGAATATTACGATTTTAAAATAGAAAATGATGTAAGCAAAAAAAGATTGATATTAAAAAAGATTGCAGATTATTTGGAACCTAAACGGAAACAACTACGGGGCTTTAACAATAGTTTAACATACGATGTTTTCTACCTTATGAATAAAATGGACATTAGACATAACAACAACAATGAACTGAATATTCCTGATGGTGATCAAATTCGTATTCTTGACATGCTGTTCAAAATGTCTTTACATCTGATTAGAACCGAAGAAATAGTTAATATGCAAAGGGAAATAAATAAATTTAAACAATAAAAAAACACCCCCTGCGCCAACAGAGAGTGTCCGATATCAGCGCCAACTGATATCAAGCATAGAAAAATGACCTCACCAGTCGTATCTTTTTCTATGCCTCTATTTTACCACAACTAAGCATAAAATGTAAATGGAGGTATCAAC